ATTGTTACTTCTGTTGCAGTTTATGGAGATGCTTTTATTTTAAAACTTAGGAATGATGCAGGTGCAGTTGTGCAGCTTATTCCTTTATTACCAGAGATGGTTGAGGTTAAGGGTAATGATGAGAAGTTAATTACTAAGTATCAATACAAACAAAAAGGCAACACCTTAGAGATAATGCCAGAGGATATGATACATCTTAGAGAGAGAATAGATCCTAGAAACCACAGAAGAGGATTAGCTCCACTTAGAGCAGTTATGGTTGAGATTTTAGGAGATGCTGCTGCTTCACAGATGGGAGCTGCATTAGTTAAGAATACAGGTGTTCCTAGTGTTGTCATTAGTCCTAAAAATGATTTATCAATGACAAGTGATGAGGCAGAGAATATAGCTGAGGTATTTGGTAGAAGATTTGGTGGAGAGAACAGAGGTAGACCATTAGTCATATCTGGTGGAGAGGTTGATATACAAACACTATCTTTTAGTCCTAAAGATTTAGAGATTGGGAAACTTAGATATATTAATGAAGAGAGAATATCTGCTGTTTTAGGTGTCCCTGCAATCTTAGCAGGACTAGGAGCAGGACTAGAGAGAGCAACATACTCTAATGCTAAAGAATTAAGAGAGTTTTTTACTGAGCAGAAGTTAATCCCTATGTGGAATCACTTTGCTAATGAGTTCACTAAACAACTTTTATTAGAAGATTTTGAAAGTAATCCTGCTTACTGCTTTAAGTATGATTTATCTAATGTCAGGGCTTTAAGTCAAGATGAGGATGCAACAATGGCAAGAATAGTGCAGGGTTACAATGCAGGGTTTATAACTGTTAATGAAGCAAGGCAAGCTAATCAGCTACCTGCTTTGGATGATGGAGATTATTTTGTGAGAAATATGACTGTTGCAGAAGTACCTGTAGATGGATCAGAAGTAACAATGTATCATGGCACAGAGTTTGCAGCAGATGAAACTGTTGAGGAAAAAGGTAAGGATGCTCATGTTATAACCTCAGATGGAGAGAGAGTTCATACCTCTTGGCTAGAAAAAGATGAAGAGAATGAGGAAAAGGCTTTAGAAACTAAGGTGGATAATGTTCCAACTTACATACAGAAAAATGCTCAAAGAGGTTTAGATCTACTTGAATTTGCAGGAGATGGACTAACAGACAAAACAAAGAGAGAGGCTAGGGCTATGGCTAATGGCACTATTTCAGATAGTAAAGTAGTCAGAATGGCTGCATGGTTTGCTAGGCATTCTCAGGACTTAGACTCAGATGATGCCAATGCTTATCTTTCAGGAGATAAAGAGAATCCAACTAAAGGGCAAGTAGCTTGGTTGTTATGGGGTGGAGATATCTCTAAGAGCAACAAGATGAGGGCTTATAATTGGGCAACTAAAGAAGCTGAAAAAGTTAAAGAAGAGAAATCAGAGAAGTTTGATCTATATGGTTGGGAAGAGCCAACAACTAAGTTTATTGGTTTACCTACTGTAAAAGCTATGCAAACAGATGAAGAGAAAGCTGCATATTGGAAGTCTATAGATAGCCTAAGACAAAAATGGGAAGATACTTTTCAGACTGTATATGCTAAAGAATTAAACAGACAAAGAAGAGCAATCTCTAAAGCTATTGCAGGTAGTTCAACATTAGATGCTATGCAAACAAATATAGATATTGTTATTGAAGATACTAAGTTTGATAAAGAGTTATTACCATTGTTTTATTCACTAACAGATGATTTCTCAGTTAGAACTTATGATAATCTCTTTCCTAAGAATGATGCTTTTAAAGCAGCAGATCCTGTTGATTTAGGTGTAACTGTTACAGAGGAACAAGCTATAAGAACAGTATTTGATACATTAGCTGAGTTACTTCCTGCAGGTAGAACACTTAAAAAGATTGTTAATGATGGTTTCTATAGAGGACAAAGAGAAGTTCCACCTGCTGTTGGCTCAGTATTTCAAGATGGGCAATCAGCTAGTTTCTTACAAGAGAATGCAAAGTCTGTAATGAAAGACTTAAATGAAACTACAAAGAAAAGAGTATCTACCATAGTTGCTAAAGCACTTAAAGAATTTGAGGATTTAGGAATAGTTAATCCTGTTGCAGGTACACCAGAGGGAGATAAATTCTTTAATCAATTAGCTAAGAACATAAACACAGTTCTAGGTGGGCAATCACTTAACAGAGCTAAGACTATTGCAAGAACAGAGGTTGTTAAGGCTAGTTCTTGGAGTCAGCAAAGAGCTGCTAAGTCTACAGGGAAAAGGTTAGAAAAAGAGTGGGTATCACAAAGAGATGGTGTTGTTAGAGAGGCTCATTTTATATTAGACAATCAAAGAGTTCCTGCTGATAGCTTTTATCTGTATAATGGAATCAAGTTAGATTTTCCTGCAGATCCTAAAGCTCCTGCAGCTTTAACTGTGAATTGCAGGTGTACAGAAGCATATATTGAGGTAATTGATGAGTGAAGAGTTAAAAAGACCAGATAATCTTTCTTTTAAGAATGCTCCTATTGAGCTAAAAGAAGATGGAGATACAAGATACATAGAGGCAGTTTTTTCATTATTTGACACTATAGATAGTGATAATGATGTAACCAAAGCTAACTCATTAAGATCAGGCTACACAGGGAACAAAGTTCCTTTAGTGTGGAATCATGATTGGAGTAAGGTAATTGGTAGAGGCATCATAGAAACAGATAATCAAAAAGCTGTGTTTAAAGGTTATTTCCTAAACACAGAAGCAGGAAAAGAAGCTTATGAAACTGTAAAGGCTATGCAAGATATGCAGCAATTCAGTTATGGCTTTCAAGTGCTTAAATCATCTAAGGGAACACACATTGATTCTAAAGGAGAGGAAGTTCCTGTAAGAATGCTAGAAGATGTTAAAGTATGGGAAGTTTCTCCTGTACTTGTAGGAGCACAACAGAACAGTTTTGTACAAGCTCTTAAATCAGGTTTACAAACTTATGATGATGTAGATACTGAGTTTGAGGAAGTCAAAGAGGAAGAATCTAAGTATGGCAAATGTACTTATGAAAAAGATGGCAAGTGTGCCAAAGAAAAAGATTTAAAGATTTCAAGTGAAACTGCTGCAAGTGGCAGTAAATCATCCCAACAGGGTATGAGGCTTGGAGAACATGCTGTAGCTTCTCTTGAGGAGTTAAAGGCATTCACAGAGAGAATAGAGGATCTAGCTTCTCTAAGAAACTCTGAAAAAAAGACACTTAGCTCAAAATCTACAGAGCTTATAGCTAAATATTTACAGGGTGTTAGTTCAATCTATAACAGGTTGGATGATGCTCTTGCTGATTATGGTTATGATCCTGTTAAAGATAATGAGTTATTTCTAGAAGTTCAACAGAACTTAATGGAAAATAATTAATAAGGAGAAAGATATAATGGCAACATTAAAAGAACTTAGAGTTGAAAAAGCTCAGAAGTCAGAAGATTTAGCTAAGATATTTGACTCTGTAAAAGATATGTCTGAACTTTCCTCAGATCAAAAAGAGGAAATCAAGAGAAGAAATCAAGAGTTAGCAGAACTTGGAGATTCAATTACTGAATTACAAGATCTAGAGGGAATGAAATCCCAAAACTCTGATATGATGGAAGCTTCTAAAAAAGTTTCTGGAATGCCTGTTTATGGAGAGCCAGAAGTAGAGGAAGCAAAATCTCTTGGGGCACAATTTATAGATTCAGATGCTTATAAATCTTTTGTTGATCATGGTATTAAGAATGTTCCTTTTGAAGCAAAAACTGATGTAACAACTTCAGTCTGGACTAGAGATACAGTCTATCAGCAAGTAATTCCTGCTATAGAGCCTAATCCTAATCCTGCTTTGGACTTGGTAGATTCTATCAATACAGATCAAACAACATATTACTTCTTGCAAGAATCAGCAACCAACAATGCAGCAGAAACTGCAGAGGCTGGTGCTGCTCCAGAAGATGCTTTCAGCTACACAGCTGTTACAGCTCCTGTAAGAAAATTCATCACAACTTTGCCTATAACAGCAGAGTTGCTTGAAGATCAAGCAGGTGCAAGAGCATATTTTGATGGCAGGCTTGCAAACCATGTAATGCAAAGATTAGAAAAACAATTCCTAATAGGTGGTGGAGTAGCTCCAGATGTAAAAGGACTTACTCAACAAACAGGAATCAACACAATCACTTACACAGCAGGAGCTTTTCCTGCAACTGCAGGTGGTAAGTTAAGAACAATTCTTGATGGTATCAAAGATGTAGAAATTAATGGAGAATTAGCTCCAGATGCTGTTTTGATGAGTCCTGCTGCTTACAATGCTTTAGTAAGTCAGGTTGATGGAAACAATAACTTCATGTTAGGTGCTTCTGCTTTGGCAGGATCTCCAACTATTTGGGGTTTACCTGTTGTTAAATCATCACAAATTGGTGGTGCTGTTTCTACAACTATTGATGCAGTTGTTGGAAAATTTGGTGGCTCTTTAGCAGTTAACCATGTATTTAGAAGAGGAATGGAATTACAGATTTCAGACTCAGCTAAAGATGGAGATTTTGGTAAAGATATACTTACAGTCAAAGCTTCCTTAAGGTATGCTCTTGCTGTGTATAAACCACAAGCATTCACAAGAATTAATGATATTGAATAATAGTTAATTAATATGGAAAAAATACAGAGCCATAGTTTTGTTCTAAAGAATGAGATTATTGGCTCTGTGTTCCATGAGGAGAACAAAAATATGAAATTTATAGAAAAAGAAGCAGATTTTGTTTGGAAAGATAATGAAACAGGTAAATTTGCTAAAGGTAAGGATTGTCCTTTCCTAAGTGGTGTTCTTGTTGCAAGTATGGGAGATCCTATGCCTGATGTTAAATTAGAAACACCTAAGAAAAAAGCAGCTAAAAAAGTAGAAAATAAAGCTGTTAAACCACAAGAAGATAAGTAACTAATAAGGAGTTAGATATTGAGTCATCAATATACAGATAAGAGTGAATTAAAAACTTGGTTAGGTATCACAGGTAGTGGACAAGATACAAACTTAGATTTTGCACTAGATGCTGCTGCAGCTGCAATAGATAATTATTGTGGTAGGCAGTTTAATATCTCAGCAACAGTTGAAACAAGATTGTTTGACTGTGAGTTTATGGATTATGCAGAAGTTGATGATATTGCTACCACAACAGGTTTAGTAGTTAAAACTCTAAATGCTGATGGAACAGTTAATGAAACATTAACTATAAACACAGATTTTTATGTAGCTCCTTATAACAATGACAAACTAGATCCAAAGTTACCATTCACAAAAATAGTAATGGCTATGGAGAAATCAGGTAAAGTATTACCTACATCACACAGACAAGGATTATCAGTAACAGCTAAGTATGGAAGTCCAATACAAGAGGGAAGTAATCCTGTTCCTGCAGCTATTGCACAGGCATCACTTATACAGGGTGCAAGATATTGGCAAAGAAAAAACAGTCCTATGGGCTTTAGTGGTAATCCAGAAACAGGACAAGCTCCAATTATATTTCTTTCAGAGCTTGATCCAGATGTAAAAAACTTAATTAAAGGATTTAAAAAAACTACAGTAACTCTTGCATCAGGTAGGCCTTATGTTGGCTTAACAGCTATTAACAACAATAGGCTCTATGGTGTATGAAACTAACTCTAAATGGAGCTTTAGACTTATCTAAAGCAATCAATTCACAGACTATCTGGAATAAAAGAAGTAATGATTTCTTTAACAAACTTGCTTTAGAACTAAAAGATGATTCTCTTGATGCTTTAAACAATCAGCCATCTCCTAGATCACAAGCAGGTAGAGGCAATAAAAACACAGGTAATACTAGGAGAAGTGTGTTTACTGCTAAATTAGGTAACACTAACAGGCTAAGGATGTCAGAGGGCTTTAAATTAGCTTCTAGTAGTCCTACATCTCCATTTATACATGGTAAGCCAATCTTTAGAGGGTTTAGTCCTGTAAAGAGAACAAAGCCATTCTTTCCACCTTATAAAGAGGGATCTAGTCTTGCTAAGTGGGCAAAGAGAGGAACACCTAAATTAAATCCATTCTTAGTTGCTAGAGCAATATCTAAAAGAGGTTTAAAGATGAAGCCTTTTATTGGTGGTGTTGTGTATGAAAAGCAAAAAGAAATAAAAGCAGGAGCAGAGAATATGTTAGAATCTATAGCAAGAGATATAGCTAGGAGTGTTAAGTAATGGCTGCTTTAACAGCAATAAGAGATGGTTTAAAAACAAATTTAGAAACAATATCTGGATTAACTGCTTATGAGTATGTGCCAGACTGGATTGAGCCACCTATAGCATTAGTAGCTCCATTGAATAGTTTAAACTATGATTCAACAATGGCTAGAGGCTCAGATACCTATGAGATACCTATAGTGGTGTATATATCAAGAGTAGATGCACAGACTGCACAAGATGGTGTAGATGCTTACTTAGCCTCTTCTGGGGCAACCTCAGTTAAAGCAGCTATAGAGAGTGATCCAACTTTGGGAGGTGCTGCTATGTCTGTTAGAGTTATAAGTGCAACAGATTATGGAGAGTATGAAGTAACACAGGGAACTAGCTTTCTTGGTGTAACATTCAATATAGAGGTAATAGCATAATGAAAATAAAAATATTAATTGGAAGTAACTATCCAGATAAGGATGGTAAAGAAATAAGGTGTGAAGCAGGAGAGATCTGTGAAGTACCAGACAAAATTGCTAAAAGTTTGATAAAGAATAAAGCTGCAGTAAAATTTGATAGTAAAATGGCTAAAGAGGAAGAGGAATAAATGCCAACATTTAATCATGGTAAAAATGCTGTTGTACTATTAGATAATACAAATCTATCTACAACTTTAACTGATGCAAGTGTATCTTTAACAGCAGATGTAGCTGAAACTTCAACATTTACAGCAAGTAGCAAAACTTATGTTTCAGGTTTAAAAGATGGAACAGTAACTCTTTCAGGTTATTTTGAGAGTACAAGTCCAGATGCTGATGCAGAGTTTTTAGCTCAACTAGGAAGCTCAGGTAGTGCTTTTACTATTGCTCCTATTGGACATACAAGAGGCAATCCTACAGAGTTTGGTAATGTCATTGAAACTTCTTATGATAGATCAGCAGACATTGGCTCAGTTGTTGCAGTAGCTGTAGCATTCCAATTTGATGGAGATGCACATAATGGTAAGAGCTTATTAGCTCCAACAGCTATAACAAGTTCATCTAATGAAGTAGGAGTAGATTATGGAGCAGCAGGAACTAATGGTGGTGCAGGAGTGCTACATTGTACTGTAAGTAGTGGATCTCCAACATTAGATGTTAAAATACAAACAAGTGCTGATAATGTAACTTTTTCTGATTATATAACTTTTACTCAGGCAACAGGTACAACATCAGAATTAAAGACAAGTGATACTAATCCTGCAAGATATGCAAGAGCTGTTCTAACTTTTGGTGGATCAGGTAGCATAACAGCAGCAGTTAGCTTTGCACAGAAATAAATATAGAGGAGAAAGATAAATGCCAACATTTACACATGGAAAGAATGCAGCATTCAAGATTGATGATTCTGGTGGAACTTTAAGAGATATTTCTAATGTTCTTACTGATGTTTCTATTTCAAGAACTGCTGATGTAGCTGAGGTTTCAGCATTTTCAAATTCTAGCAAAGCTTTTGTTAGTGGATTGAAAGATGCAACTTTAACTATTTCAGGCTCT